GCCCGGTTGCAGACTGAGCAGAGACCGCTGTGGATTTCGCCGGACCCTGCACATGCTGGGCGATCCATGCCGACTGTCTTGGTGGGGTGCTGGTGGGCGGTGCGTGTGGTGTTCATGTATAGAACTATATAGGCACCACACACCAACACCAACCTCGACACGAAAGAAACCCGAAACTTTCCCACCAAAGCGAAAGAAACCCCCCGACCGAAGCCGGAGGGTTCCTAGAGCCCTAGGGCGAGGTCCTACCCCCGACGGCACCTAGGGCGAGGTCCTCTTCCGCCCGGTAGATGTCTGGTGTTGCTGTGTTGTTCATCGGTGGTCTTCAGAGTCGATGTGGCCTAGGCATCCATCGTGTAGCTGGGCTGCGTCCCATTCGCCCGCCCAGAAGAAGGAGTCCTGCTCGAAAGCGTTCTCCAGGTAACCGTAGTATCCGCTGCGGTCAGTCTCGTTGCCGACATAGGTCACGTCTGGGTCGGGGAGGTTCGAGAAGTCAAGAGCTTCTCTCCACTGGGTCCAGGTTTGGCCTGCGCTGTTGATGTGTGTGGTGGGTTCCATGTAGATAACCGTACACAGTGAGTGGTACGAAACCAACGTCAGGTAGAAGAAACCCGAAACTTTCTTCAGGCCCCGTACCGAGTCCTCAGCTGGAACTCATGGCTGCTATTTGACCCAAAGGATCGTGGACAGAACGATAAGACCCATAAGTAGAGGGAGCATCAAGACACCTCCTCAGCGCTACGGCGACGCCCGGCCCAGAATGGGCTGAGACTGTGCGCTGCTGTCTCTTCTTTGATGGTGGTGGTGGTTGAGCTGGCCTGCGTGCGGGTCATGTCCAACACTGTATCAGCCTGAGGAGCAATGCCAACCTCTCTGAACCCATGACGTTATGACGATAGAGAGGTCATTATGAGGTCTCTACCAAAAAGAGATAATTATAGAATTCGGTAGAGACCAAAAATCATCTCTGTATCGTCATAACGTCATGGGTTACAACGCAAAGAGGGCCCTGCCTTCACTCTGGTGAGTGGTGACAGGGCCCTCAGGGCTAACTAGTTCTCTCCAGGATGAACCTGGTGGAGGTCACTCCATCTCAGAGTCCTCATCCAAGAAGGCAGAGGTGGCAGCCACGATGTCCTCAAAGATGACAACGTCAGCCAGCGGCACAGTCTTGGCCCTGACAGCCTCACCAGTTCCCAGGACAGCACCAACCACCATCAGCCAGAGGGCAGTGGGGATGTCTGGGTTGTAATGGGCCACCACTGACATGATGGCAGTGGCTATGGCGTAGAGCCTCACAGGCTCAAAGGACATCCATCTCATGGGAACAGCTCCTCAAGGTGTCTAATTCTAGCTTCATCAACCGCTACCTTTATAGATAGAGCGGTCACCTTATCGTGCAGATCTTCGCAGTAGGCATCGATCTTATCTATCGAAGTTTCGAGCCTCGCCAAACCTACAGTCAAGCCTTTGATCATCGCTACGACCTCACTCCTTGCGGAGTCTCGCCGTAGCTCTGCCTTCATGTTGCTAGCGTTCTTCAGAAGTGGTACCGCAGCTATCAGGGCCACAACCACAGGGACACACAGGAGCAGCCAATCAGATACAGTCATGCTCCAGCCACTAGCCCGCCGGTAGTAGCTGTGACTGCTTCCACGTCGCAGAGAGCCAGACCGCGAGGCTCATACACATTTATGTCAGCGGTAGAGCCTGCGCTGCGGCGAGCGTACACCCCAATGTTGAACGGTCCGGCGCCTAACGTGTGTGCGTGGTCCCACTTCAGGTCCACGGTCCATTGTGTCCGAGTGCTGCCGGGCATAGACACAGTATCGGTTTGGGTGGAACCCTCGATTTTTATGTAAAGCTCAGCAGTGTCCGCAGCGTTGAGAGTCACTATCAGCGACGACTGCATGGCGTCAGCGTCTAGCGCCCAAATTCGGGCGTCATAAACTTTAACGAACGATGCCGACGAAGTCGAGAACAGCGTACCAGCTGGACCCAATCGCCAAGGATGTGAACGTTGAGGGATACCGACGCCTTTACCGTCAGCGAACTTTGCCACAGAATACCCGGCAGCGTTGCGGACTCTGAAGCCAAGCTCATCGACAGTGGCGCCAGCGAATTCTCCAGCCACAACAATCTCATTGCCTGAAGTGTCCTTGACTCGTATGCCATGGTAGCCAGCTGCGTACTCACCCAAGCTGACAATCTCATTGCCACTCTCATCGAGGATGCGTAACGCTCCACCCTCAATGGAGGAGCTGAGCAGCTGAGGGCTACGCTCCAACGCTGCCAGCCTGCGCTTCAGGCTGATTATCTCATCTTCCAGAGAGTGTGGTAAAGCTGGGTCGAGCATCAGAAGACCTCACTGGCTGTCATTGAGAGAGTGGCAACTTCTGCCCTATCAGGAGAGACAGCAGCCCCTATGGACGTAATTCTGTAGAAGTCGTTGAGGCTTATGTAACCATAGGAGCCCTTGATCTTAATCTGGTCTCCCACAACATATGACCCTAACTTTGGCACTTCATCAGGGAAGACCGCAACTGAGAGAGTCTTGATGGTGGAGCTGCCTCTGGTGATTGCCCTGGCAGCGTGCTCATCCAGAGTGGCCTCCACAGAGACAGAGGACAGAGACAGCACTGATTCGAGGAGAGGTCTGTCCAGGAGGCTGTCTGGATTGTGAGCTGTCCTCACCAGGAGGTCATTGCCGTCACCGGCTCCAATGGCATCAGTGGTGTTTGTCAATGATCCGCCATGGCTGCGATAATTGAGGAGCTGGACATTGGTGCCAAGCTCAAAGACTATCTCAGTGCGTCTACCCTGGGCAGGGTAGGTGGTCCTGAACTCTGTCTGGATGTCTCCAGAACCATCCCTGAAGGAGTCAAACCGGAAGTCAAACCCATTGTCCACACTGGCAAGCTGGACCAGAGCCTCAGCAACTTCCTTGCGTTCATAGCCCTTGAAGGTCCTGTCCCTTGTGACACCAGCGGTCTGAGTCTCAGAGGTGCTCATGCCGATGGAGCCCTCAGGAACTGCCTGGGCATTGTCGATGAGAGCCCTGGCAATATTCAGCTGGTCAGTGGCTGACCAAGTGGTGTCCACTCTGATATATCTGCGTCTGAAGTATGAGAGGAAGCCCATGCCCTCAATGTTGAGGAGGTTGGCACCCACGTCAGCAGAGACCCCCCAGACAATGCCTCCCCAAAGGACAGCGTTGTCCCTCTGGAAGTAGATAGCAGTGCCTCCTTCTTGGAGTTCAGCCACGTTGAGCTGGATAGCACTGGCATCATTTGTGAGCCTGCCAGTTGGAGTGGTGGTCACCAGTGGAGTGGTGACAACAAAGCTGCCATCCCCGTTGAGGGCATCAGTGAAGCTGAAGCTCTGAGCAGGGAGCTCACCCAGGACAGTGCCTGCTTTGAGGTCTGTGTAGATAATTCTCCAGGTCGTCATCAGTCCTCCAGCTTGCTGATCCTTGCTTCTAGCGATGCGCTAACTGCTGCCTGCTCGTCTAGCTTCGCGGACAACTCCTGGACTGCTCCGACAAGCATCCACGTGAGCACACTTGTCTTGATTTGAAGCTGCCCATTCACGTCGCTCTCATCAACGAGACCAGGAGCGAACTCTTGGACCTCCTGCGCTACAGCACCGAGCATCTCATAACTGGGTATCTCTCTGTCTGTAATCTCCCAGGTAGTTTCCTGGTTGTCTAGCTCCTCCCCGATGGCTTCCACCCGAGTGAACTCTCTGTCTAAGACGTACTTGACCAAGTCGAACTTGTTCAGCTTGGCAAGGTAGTTGCTGTCAGTAATTCTCTCGGTGATAGTCTTGAGGCGTGCGTCGGAGATCGTCCCCCATGTCCCGCCGTCGTTGTATGCGGCGCTTGTACCTGAGCCTCTGAAGTTCGAAATACCTGCGTCCGTCACCTCCCACAGATTGCTAGTGCCCGCGTAGTCTTGGAAAGCGTAAGCCTGCGAGCCACCGACCCGTGGCGGTCTGAACAACATCCCGTGATTGGCGTCGGTGTAACCTAGCGACCCTGCATGATACACACTGGCTATAGATGAAGACACACTGAACCCGTTAGCCTGAGCGGTCCCTGTCACTGACAGAGGGTACGACGGCACGGCATTCGCGATACCTACTCTGTTATTCGCTGTGTCAAAGTGGAGCGTGTCATCATCGGCGAACGCTTCCCAGGCTGCGCCGTCGTAAGCCAGAAGGCTGTTTGTGTTCGTCTCGTAGATCACGTCGCCCTCGTCCGGGCTAGACGGTCGGGAAGCGCTAGTAGTGGTGACGATGCCTTGGCTTGCCTTGCCTTTAGCGGAGATGATCCGGCGGTCAGTGATCTGGCTGTTAGTGATCGCTGTGTCGCTCGCCGGCACGTCAACCAGAGCGAGCGTGATCGAGTTGGCTGGGGCGGTGGGCTCAGCGGGAGAACCAGCCGGAGTGCCCGACACGATCGCTAGCGCCCATGCGTTTGTGCTGCCCGAGTAGGCGGAGTCCTCGACTCTGGCGACAACTAGATCCTTGCGTGGATTGCTGGCGTCAGCGGCGGCAATGGCCAAGCTAGTGGTGCCGCGATTCTCACAATAGTACATGCCCTGATAAGTTGCCTCGCTACCCGGAAGCCACACGCTTCCGGATGCCACGGAAATAGTCATGGCTGGAGTGCCAGACTCGGACACCAGAAGGTGAGACGCCCGACCTATACCGCCTCTATCGTCACCGCCCAGCAGCGCCGAGAACATGCGGCGCACGTCCTCAGCCGGATGGCTCTCAGACTGGATGAATATGGCGGGATTCTGTGCAGTCATGATGACTCCTCAAAGGGTTGCTTGCTCAGACCCACGCTGAGCGCCAAGTGGCGGTTGCGGTTGAAGCGGTATATGCAGCAGCTCTGTATTGGACAGAGCTGTCACCAGGGCTAAGGTCCCAGAACTCACTGGCTCCAGTGAGTCCTGAATATCTGCTGGCAGTGCCATTGAGCAGGACAGTCCTGGTACCCATGTCCACCAGGAGGAAGTCACCAGAGGACACAGTACCCTCCCAGTGGAAGGTCTTGCCAGCAGTGACATTGACCAGCCTGGGGTCAGTGACAGGGCCTGTGATCTTGAAGACTGGAGAAGTCTTGAAGGTGCCAGCGTTGTTCAGGGTCTCTTCACCGCCAGTGGAGGTGGTGCCAAAGGTGATGTTGGGGACCTCATTGAACTCCATGCCTCCACCAGCAGTGGGGAGGCCAAGTCCTTGAGTGGACTCGGCAGCTGCATAGAGTCTGGGATCAGTGGCTGCCATCTCAATGGTGATGACAGGGACCCTGTGGAACCACTCCAAGTTAATCGGAACCGAGCGCCGACGTGGCCTCGACCAAAGCAGAAACTTGTTGCCGTTGGCCACGCCAGGAATTTGGAAGACCAGGCCTGACTCAGACTCACCAGGCTTGAAGGCAGTGAGGAGATTCTGGATGGATGTCTCCAGGGCAGCGTCAGTGGCTCCATAGACTTCCATGGTGATAGTCACCGTACGACCTGTCAGGTAGTCATCTCCAGCATGGAGGCCATGCCTGATAAGCCTGCCACTGTCTCCAGAGTTGACATCAGGCAGGCTGACAATCCCATCCAGTTGAGCCAGGGCAAAGGCACTGTCTCCACCAAAGGCAAAGGACTGATATTCAGCCTCCCAGTCTGCTGTCACTAAGTCTCCAAGTGCCATGTCAGACTCCTCCCATGGACAGCTTCCAAGCTATCTCTCTGCCTATTTCAAAGGGGTCAGCGTTGGTGGCCACGTTGACAGTGATGTTGCCAGCTGCTGCACTCATGCCAGCTCCATGGTTGGGTTCAATTCTGGAGCCCTTGGGAAGGGTGACCAGCTCAGGGCCTCTCTCTCCAACCATGGCCTGACCACCAGCAAAACTAGCAGTGCCAAGGGCATAGAAGGACTTCTGAGCACGCCTACCAGATCCGATGAGACCGATCTCTCCCACGCCAGGAATCTTGCTAGCTAGCGTGTTGTACTTGCCGATGATCCAGTTGAGCGTATCGACCAAGCCACTCTTGAGGCCATCCCACAAGCCAGCAACAGCGCCGGTCATCTTGCTAGGAAGATCCTTGAACCATTCAATCATCCCAGTGGCGAGGTCCTTGATAGAGTCTCTGTGCTTGATCATCCATATGACCGCCTCACTCATGCCACCAGTCAAGGTGGCAGCAATGACCCTGCCCACAACTTCAAGGATGGTGACAAAGTTGTCAGACAACCAGGCAGCCACCTCCTTGAGCTTGGGCCAGAAGGTGCCAAGGATGAATTTGACCACTGCGTCAACTGAAGCTCTGAACCAGTCCACGTTCTGATAAGCCCAGATAAAGCCAGCAGCCAAAAGAGCAATAGCAGCAATGATGAGAATGATGGGGGCATTGATAGCTATCCAGGTAGCCAGCAGAGAAATGTTGGCAGTGACCTGAGTCAAGACTGCTGCCGTTGCTATGGCCATCTGGATGACAAACTTGGTGGCCATGAATATGCCAAAGGCAACCATGGCCGCCGTCAAGGCTCCAAGGGCTTCATCATGCTCCTTGAACCACCCGACCAGGCTCTCGATGGCAGCAACTCCCAGCTCAATGGCGTCAGGTATTGCCTCCCCCACGGCAGCAATGAACTCACCAAGGGCCTTGATGACTCCTTTGTCCCAGAGCCAGACAACAATATCCTCGATGGCCTCGACCAAGAGGATGACCTTTTCCTTGCCCCATTCGGCAGCCTGAACGAGCTTGGGACCTACCCACTCCCAGAAGCGCTCTAGGGCAGGGATGACATGATCTTTGACCATGTCCTTTAGGAATCCAAAGACAGGAGTGAGCTTCTCTTTGAGCCAGTCCCACGCATCAGCCAAAGCTGGCAGGAGTTCGTCATTGAAATAGACAGCCAGGGCAGTGACAGCAGGGAGGAGGGCTGAGCCAATGCGTCCTTTGAGGTTGTCAAACTGGGCAGAGAGGATGCGTCCCTGGTTGGCTGCTCCGCCCTGAGTCTCAGCAAAGTCATCCAGGGCAGGGTTCAACTCTTCATCCATAGCAATGGCCTGGAGAGTGATGGCCCTAGTGTGGACATCCAGCTTGGTGACACTGTCATCAATGATGCCGTTGATCTTAGCATAGTTCAGGAGGAACTCGTTAGTGATAAAGGGCATGAACTTTTGAATGGGTTCAAAGCTTCCCCTCATTGCTGACTCCCAAGCCAGGGAGACATCAGCCACCTCAGCATTGTGGAAGGAGGCCATGTCAGCAAAGGTCTTGACAGCACCAGTGGAGAGGTCACTGACCTCTTTGGCAGTGGCACCAGCAGCGCCCAGAGCAGCACCAATGTTGGAGGTGTAGGTCAGATAGTTAGCCTGGTTGATACCAAGGGCTCTGGCTGCTGCCTGGCTGTCAGCAATGACACCATTAGACAACTCTCCAAAGACCACCCCAACCTTGGACATGGCCTCCTCTATATCAGAGGCCATCCTGATGGAGTCCAAGCCAACCTTGGCAATGCCTATCCCAGCAAGGAGAGCGCCAACTCTGGCGACCATCTTACCAACATTGCGCTCAAGGCCACCAAGTGACCCATTGACTCCACGCATTGTGCGCTTGAATCCTGAGTCATCTCCAGTGACCTTAATGGTGATGGGCTTGGCCATGGGTCAACTTCCTCAGGTCATGACTGGAACCATCTTGGTTCCTGGGCTGCTTGGTCTCTTGGCAGCCTTGGACTGCTGCTTGTCTGCTTGCTCTCTTGAGCGGTTCTCCTCCTCTAATTGACCAACCAAGACCCTGACTTCCCAGAGTCTCAGGGTTGAGGTGTCAGCCCAGGTCAGGTGATACTCCCGACAGAGGGCAGCCCTTAGGAGGGTCCGCTCCTTCAAGAAGGGTCAGGCTCCTCACCACCGCCGAGGACACTAAGCTTGACGTTATCCAGGTCACCCAGCTTGATGTCAGGGTGAGTGCGTCTGGCAGCTATGAAGGCCAGAGCCCTCAAGGTCTTGGCCTTCTTGGCAGTGGGGTCAGTCAGAGAATCAATGGGAGCATCAATGATGTCCTCAATGTCCTCCATCTCTCCAATGGTCAAGTCATCCAAGTCAAGCTCAAGATGATCAATATCTAAATCACTCATAGGGTGCGCTCCTTGTCAGCGTCTGGTGGTGGCCAACTTCTTGGCCAGGTCTCGATAAAGACCTTCAATGATTCTTCTCACTTCTGGGTATTTCTTAGCTACTGCTTTGGTGAGGAAGGGATTTGACTTGGTTCTGACATGAGGGTTGCCATAGTGGACCACGCCAGCGTAAGGAACATTGGTCCCGTTGCCAGCCCTGACCTTGGCAGCAGCCTGGCTGCCCAGAGGCCTGATGCTCCTCTTGAGAGCACCAGACTCAACTGGTACAAGTGCCTTGGCTTTGTTGGATACAACCTCAGCAGCCTCCTTGTGGCCACGCTTCAGGGCCTCCTTGGATTCCTCCTTGGAGACCTTTTTGGCAATGCGTCTGAGCTGCTTGGCACCATCCACCTTTACTGTCATCAATGGTCTAGCCATCAAAAACCTCAGAGTGCTGTATCAACAGAGGTGTATTCAATGACCACGGCAGCGGCAGTGCCATTGTCCAGAACTTTGAAGGGCAGCGTAGAGACAGGAGTGTCAGTCAGTGAGGAGACAGGCTCATTGCCTGTGTATTGGCAAGCAGCCAAGGTGATGACAACTTCTTCGACCTCGGCGCTTTCGATGACTGCTCCAGTCCAGGTCATTGTGATAGGGATGATGGTCCCAGCCACAAAGTCTGCGTACTCAACCACTCCGATATGTTCCAGGCTTATGGTACCCTCATAGACAGGCATACCAGTCCTGATGGGTTGCTTCTTCAGAGGGCTGGTTGCGTTGAGGAAGTGGCGGTCAGTCTTGAGAGCCAGGTCAGCAGTCAGCTCAAAGCTCTGAATGTCAGTGGCAACACTGTCCAGAGTGCAAGCAGCCATGGTCCAGTCAAAAGGAGAGTTGCTTGCTGCGTAGGCAGGAGTGCCATTGCCGGTGCTGGTATCGACGTCCTCGAAGTCAAAGTCATAGTTGGCTACCAGGAGGCCACCAACATCTTGCTTGAGGCTCCAGCCAGTGATGACTCCACCATGATGGGTGTAAGACTGGAGGGTACCAAGTGCGTCAACCCTCTGAATCTGCACAGTGAAGGAGTCATCAGGATCAGCAGCAGTGGAGGTGGCTGTGGTCTTGTAAGCAGTTGTGGCAGCAATTTGAGTGGGTCCACTAACTGAGCCAAGCATGGCCTGGAGAAGGAAACCCCAGCCGGTCGTGAGAATGTCGAGCTCGAGCGAACCCTCTCCTCCCATTGCTATGGCGTTGCGTCTGTCAGACCTCAAAGTCTCCATGCCGCCTCTGAAGCCAATGGAGTCTATGTATTCATGCACCTTCTGATAGGTGTCGGCCTTGCCCTCAAAGGCATCAGAGAGAGTGGCTGGTGTGCCGTAGGTGCTCTCCTTGCCGAGAAGGATGGCCACGTCAAGAATGGATGCCATGATTCAGTCCTCCAAGGACTCAGTGGTGGTGGATTGGCTGGCCTTCTTTGACCAGCCTGGTAGGTCTGCCAAGGCCTTAGCCTCAGCAGTATTGACTTCAACAGTGTCTCCCCTAGCAACGCACAACCAGCGGCCATTGGGAAGCTTGACATCCAGGTGGGCTCTACCACCTTGATAGGTGTATTTCAAAGGAGTCTCCCTTTAGCTCTCAGGGTCAAGGTGAACACGGTGCGTGGACCTTCACTCAGCTCAGTGGTATCCAGCTCAAAGCTGTCCAGCATGACCCAGAGAAGGTTGGTGGTGTTGCTGATCTTGGGATCATCAGCAATCAGCTCCTCAATGATGGTACCCAGGACAACCGCCCTGGCCTCATTGGACTCTGGCCTGGCCTTGGAAGAGACCTCAACCACCACATCAAAGACATACTCTTCCTCCCTGCGCTTCCTGGAGGATCTCATGCCTGTAGGCTCAGAGGAGCCTTCCTCGGCAGCGCCCATCCAGATATGTTCTGTTCTCCCAAGGTCACCAGGGTCACCATAGGAGATGGGGATGTTGACCAGCCCGACGTCAGCAGCCATGGCAGTCTTCAAGGCTGTCTTCAGGGCCGCAGCTGTAGTACCTGCCATTATGCCACCACAGGTCCACGCTGCTTGCGTCGGTTCAAGATTGCGTCAACAGCAGGCATACCTGTCGGGTAGAGGCGACCTGGTTGAGAGAGCCTGATGGTTCCAAAGTCGTTCGTCATCATCACAGCACGATCATCAACCCTGCTGATCAAGTCCAAACAATACTGGCGAGAGATGGTCCTGGCGCAGAAGGCCAGGTCATCAGGGATTGTGGTGGTCGCTCCGGCAGTACCAACGAGGTTGACGTTGTTGCCCGGATGGGTATAGGTGAAGGTGCCTGAGTCTCTGACAATGATGCCCTCAGGGAAGAGAGCCCAGGAGGAAACAGTCTGACCTACGGCATCCACAGTGGAGGAAGAGACTGTCACAGGGAAGAGGACTCTCCTGCCTGTGGTTGGATCAATCAGTCTGATGGACCCAGTGCCTGAGCCACTGATCGTTATGTCAAAGGCCTTGGCTTCCCAAGAGGTTCCTGTGTACCAATCAATGAGTTGAGTGGACCAGGCAATTGACTCAGTGATCGTGGCATCAGGCCAGGCAGTGGCGTCCTCCATGCCCTCCATTGCTCTGACTACTGCCAGTGTGGTATATGCCATAGAGGCTCCTAGCAGGTGAGGGAGAGAATTACAACCCAGCAGCCTGATGAGTTGAGTGGCCACTCTCTTGAGTGGCCCAGAATGGGGTCAGAATTCATGGCCTCTGACCAGGGCTTATGTCTCAGAATCAGCGGAGAATATCGAGAGGGATGAGTACGACCCAACAGGGTCCAAACCTCGTAGGAGGCCTCTCAGGAGGACTCAGACCATCCTGAGATACTTGACGAATAGTTCAGATATAGGACATAAACAGCAGAATACAGGGACCTCCGAAGCTCCAAAGAGCCTCGAAGGTCCCACGCATTCTTGTCGGGCTGGCCCTGTATCAGGTCCAGGTTCCCTGTACATTCATTGCATACCAACCGCCGGCACCATCGCCGACCACGGTCACAGAGTCACCAACAGTGTCTGTTGCGCCCGAGTTCACAAAGTCGGTGTCATCGCCGTTTGAGTCGATTGCGTCGGCAGCCGCTGGACTAATTGAAAGCCCAGTACCAGACGACAACCCGCCATTCCCGAGGACGAAGGTGTACGTTAGGCCAGCCTGTGTAGCCGGCAGCGTCATAATTTTGTCGGCGGCAGTGACGAAAACGGTCGAGCCGCTTTCGTCAGAAGTGAGCGTCCGATTGATAGCGGTGGTGATTGTGTTCACGGTTTGAGCTGAAGGATGAAAAACTCCCTCACGATCAGTGAACGTTTTCCCCGCAGCATAGGTGCTATTCGATCGCGCACCCATTAGGCGTTGTGACCAATGACAACAGCGTTTTCATCGGTGATCACACCATCGGTTCGCAAAACGAAGCGCCACGTAGTCAGATCGGAGTCGAACGCGAACGAATCAGACCTCGACACATCGAGACCGCCGACGAGTCGGATTGTATACGCTCGCGCCAGATCGCCGAATATGAGAGATTCATTTCCGGTCGCAGTGACCATCACCGCATTATCGGTGACGACCTTTTTTCCGAAGAGTGTGTCGACAAGTCCAGCAGATAGACCTGGCTGCCACAGATACTGGCCCGAAGAATCCTTCAAAGAGCGAAGCTCCTGCACGGTTCCATCGTTCATGATCCAAGCAGCACGTTCACGGTAGCGGTCTGTCAGCGTGTGAAAAACCGATATGAGCTCGTCGGCAGTCCACTCTGTGGTACTGGCCGACGTTACGCTCAGCGTGGTTGCCAAGTCGATACCCTGCGGAGCACCAGAACCGGAACCAGTAATATACTCGGTTCCGACCAAACGCCCGATTTCGTCGGTGGCCTGCTCGATCAAGAAATTCTCGAACGGGAAAGCCGCGTCCTCTAGAAGCTCACGGCTCGCCTGAATTAGCACGGCATACTTATAACTGTCGAGCTGGACGGAGCTAAGTTGTGGTGCACTTTTTGCAATTGTGTCCGTTTCTCCTTCGAGCAAAATTGTAGAGTGCGAGGAAACAGTTGGTAGCACCAATGCGTTCCCGCCGCTGGTAGTTATCACTGTGCTACCAGCCCGCATCGAGCCAATGGACGCCTGCAAATAGTCGACGAGATTGAAACTCAGATCCGTTTGCAACAGCTCTGCGCCGTCAGTGGCCGAACCGGCCTGCAAGGTTACAGCGTCTCGAAGCTCGATATGATGCGGCCCAACAGCTGCACCGCTGCCAATGTCCCGAAGGACACTACGCAAGCTGCGACCCTCAACTACAGGCTTCTCGTTAGAGATACCTGCAGCAGCGGACTTCTCGAAGTACTCGCTAGAGCGGCTCTGGCTCTCAGCCAGGTCAACCAGCTCAAGCTCTCGGGCTGCCAGGTCTGCCATGTCAACAAGGATGGCATCCTCTTTGACCTTCTCATCAGCCGACAACGCTCGACCCTCAGCAGCGTCATAGACAGCCTTGAGAGCTTCCTGGTTGGTGCGTCGGGCCTCAAAGGCCCTGCGTATTGCTACGTGAATTTCACTCATGATGTCTGCCTCCAGGCAGTGAGGTTGGGTTGAGGACCAGGATGGCCCTGCGGATTCAGGGTGAGGATAGGGTTGACCTGGTCCTCAGGAGATGAGCCCTGAGCGGTGGATGAGGATAGGGGTGGCCTGGTCCTCTTCCTGCTCTGTCTCAGATCCTTCTTCATCTTCAGCCCTGAGGGCTTCAGAGAGCTTGTCGGCTTTGGCTGCTGCCAGGAGGTCATTGACATCCAAGGAGCGACTCTCAGCCAGTGAACGAATAGCGCTGTCTGCATCAACGTAAGCAGGGAAGGTCACAGGACCAACATCCCTCAAGGCAACGCTTGTGAGTGTGCGCTCAGGGAATCCTGAGTCAGTTTCAGCCCACTCATCAGTGATGGTCCGGAAGCCAAAGCTAGACCCAGAAACGTCACCACGCTCCAGGAGGACAGCCAGGTCTCTGCCAACTGAGGTGTCAGGGAGTTCAACCTCATAGGCCAGACCAGTGCTGTCCTCTGCCAGAGTCAGAGTGCCAACCTTGTTACGACCCAGCAGGAGATTGGGGTCATGGTTGAAGAGTGCTCTGACATCAGCCTCCTGGAGAGTCTTGGCAAAGGTCCCTGGAGCAATACGCTCCACAAAGCCTCCAAGATTCTGGGAGGTGGTGTTGAAGCGTGCAGCGTAGCCATAGGCAAAGAGGGCCTTGCCCTCAGCCCTGAACTCCACTGGCTCCATCAGGTTGCGTACTTCTTCACTCATTGTCTTCCTCCTCTGACCGCTCAGCTTCATCAGCCTCAGGGACTATGGAAGGAGCAGGCTCAGGCTCTGGGAGAGAGCCCTCCAGGTCTGCTCCCATGCGACTCAGGATTTCTCTGGCCTCATCGGCAGAGACAACAGTGCCTACTCCTAGATATATCTTCTGGACGGCAGCAACTAGCTCCTTGTTGGCAGCAGCATTGGTCTCAGCTTCAGAAGGACCTTGAGGAGAGCCACCACCAGAACCATCAGACTCTGAGGCTGCTCCCTCTTCCTCCTGAACCTGCACAGAGATGGGAGTGTCTCCCCATTCAACTGGCTTGAGACCTTCCCACTTCCTGACCTCATTGATCGTGTAGATACCCTGAGTCACTGCCACTGAATAAGTGCTGATGCGGTCAGCGTGGTTGCCTCTCATGAGGCTGTCCACGTTGAGCCTAACAAAGGTGCCAGATGGCATAGTCTCATCAAGGGCCATGAGGTCAGTGAAGGCAGCCTCTAGGCGTTCAATCCAAGGCCTCAGCGAATGCTGGACAAAGGCCTGCCCTATCTCAGAAGTGGTGGAGCCAAGCTGAGGCCCTTCTTGGGCCAGCATATGGAGAGGGACTCCATAGAAGCGGGCAATGTCAGGGACTTGAAACTCTCTGGTCTGGAGGAACTGAGCCTCATCAGGGTTGACAGTGACCTTGGAGAACTTAGCACCCTCAGTCAGGACAGCCAGCCTGGAGGAGTTGCCCACTCCTCTGTGGGCCTGCTCCCAAGTGTCCCTGAGAATCTTGGCTCCAACCTCACTGAGGTCATTTGGCACTTCAATGGTGGAGCCAGGGACAGCACCATTACCAAAGAAAGCAGCACCGAACTCGGTGGCAGCCCTGGAGAGGCCAATGGTCTCTCTGGCGTAGTTGATAGGTGAGAGGCCAGTGAGGCTGCCTGGCAGCATCATGCCTCTGATGAGCTTGATGTCCATCTCGGAGAAGTGAGCCTCAGAGCCATTGACCTGCCGAACAGCAAAGGAGATGGTGCCATCCTTGTTACGACTTGGTGTTACCTTGTCAGGGTCCAGGACATCAAGCCACTGGATGACTCCCATGCCGTCCCTGACTGTGGCCACGTAGGCATTGCCCTCCAGAAGGAGAGACATCATGATCATGCCCGAGATCTCAATCTTGTTCCAGGGTCCCTGGTTGAAGCTGAGCCACTCAGGCCTTGGCCTCACTGGCTGAGGGATTCCATTGTTCCGACGCATTGTGTCAAGCGGCAGAGTGGCAACCGACTCAGAGAGAATGCGCACACAAGCAAAGACAGTGGAGACTTCCAGGGCAGTGGTGGTGGTGACTGGTTTACCAGAAGCCGTGTTGGAGCCTCCACCAAACAGGTCCAGCCCTCTGCCGTAGACATCACTGAAGGAGATAGGTGTGGAGGTGCCTCTCAGCTCCAGGACGCGGTCCACTCCAAGCATGGAGCTGAGGTTGGAAAGTACAGACAAGAGAAGCTCCTAGAGGAGGATGACCCTGGACTCAGGTGGTGACTCTTGCTCTCTCCAGGCCCTTGCTCTCCCCAGCGCTATGACAGCAGCAATGGTGAGGTCAATATGCCTGGAGCTGGAGCGGTACTCCTTTGTGATTCTGGAGCCTCTTGAGTCCTGCTTGAGTTGGGTGTTGGAGATATGGCGGGCCAGAGCCTGGTCACCATTGTGGGTCAGTTCCTGGTCAAGGACTGCATCAAAGAAAGTCTTGGTGGGCCCGGCCATACGTGTGCCATTGGTAGGGAACTCCACAATGGGCAGGCCTTCATCCTCCAGCTTCTGGAGAGAGACCTGGAAGAAGTATGGGTCAGCTACAACTTCCTGAACAGTGAACCTCTCACAGAGGTCCCTGATGGCATCTTCCACGGCAGCAATAGGAGTGCGCCAGGTCTTCTCCCCAGGATTCTCCCAGAGGGCCAAGGGCTCCATATGAAGGTCGGAGACTCTGACTCCAACTAGGGCAGTACAGTCACCACCATAGGCACCATCAAAGCCAATGATGATGCGGTCACCATCCTCCAGGGCCTTGTCTGAATCATAGCAGTCAGCCCAAACCCCAGCAGGAAGCCAAGCGTCCTGAGTGGCTGTCCAGCCGTTGAGCCTGAAGCGCACGAACTCAGACTCTGCTGTATGCCTGGAGGCTGACCTGAATTCCTCCAGGTT